GATTACGACGAAGTATTTTATGACGGAGATGATGATGGATACCCCGATTAAGTTGATTAGTGTCACGCCAGATGCTGAGAAACATATGGCATACTGTGCTCGGGTAAGCAATCCAAATAACCAAGAGAATGATAATTTCTCTGGTTTGCTGAAGTATTGTATCAAGCATCAGCACTGGTCTATCTTTGAGCAGGCAAGCATGACTCTGGAGATCAATACAACCAGAGGTATCGCAGCCCAAATACTGCGTCATAGGTCCTTCACATATCAAGAGTTTTCACAGAGGTATGCAGATAGTTCTCTGCTTGGTAAAACTATTCCTCTTCCAGAACTGCGTCGTCAGGATACCAAGAATCGACAGAATAGTATTGATGATGTAGATCCTTATACTGTTCAGAAGTATCAGATTCTAATGCAACATCATTTTGGTGAAGCAATGAAACTGTATCAGGATATGCTTGATGCTGGTATTGCTAAGGAGTGTGCTCGTTTTGTACTTCCTTTGGCAACACCAACCAGAATCTACATGACCGGTACAGTTCGTTCATGGATCCATTATATTGATCTGCGTTCTGGACATGGTACTCAGAAGGAGCACATGGACATTGCAAATGCTGCTAAACAAGTATTCATTGAACAGTTCCCTGCTGTTGCTGAAGCAATGGAATGGGTTTAATAAATAACTGAAATCGGATTTATTTTATGCCAACGTATAGGTTTGAAAACACCGACACTGGTGAGATTTTTGAGAAGTGGATGTATATGTCTGACAAGGAAGGATACCTTAAGGACAACCCACATCTCAAGCCACTCATTCCTACTCAAATGAACGTAGGGGAAGTAGGAGATTGGCAAAACAAACTCATCCAAAAGAATCCTGGTTGGAATGATGTTTTGAAGAAAGCATCAAAAGCACCAGGATCCCGTGTTAAACCCTTCTGATTCCTCTCTCCTCTATGCCAGCAAAAAGAAAGACTCAAACTCCAGTTCCATTTGGAATGTCTAACCGACAAATGAAAAGAAAGAAACCAATCAATCTCGATCTCATGCGGAAGATCGAACCCCTGACAGAAAATCAGGAGGAACTCTTCCGATGCTATAAAAATGATCAGAACCTTGTAGCATATGGGTGTGCAGGTACAGGAAAGACCTTCATCACCCTCTACAATGCCCTACAAGACGTGTTGAATGAGAAGACACCCTATGAGAAGATCTACATCGTTAGATCCCTTGTAGCAACCAGAGAGATCGGTTTCCTGCCAGGTGACCATGAGGATAAGTCTTCTCTCTATCAGATCCCATATAAGAACATGGTGAAATACATGTTTGAGATGCCTACGGATTCTGATTTTGAAATGCTGTATGGAAATCTGAAAACACAAGGTACGATTTCATTCTGGTCTACATCTTTTATTCGTGGAACTACACTTGATAATGCAATCATTATCGTTGACGAATTCCAAAACTTGAACTATCATGAACTGGATAGTATCATTACAAGGATTGGACAAGACTCCAAGATTATGTTCTGCGGTGATGCCACTCAGTCTGATCTTCTAAAAGACAGAGAGAGAAATGGCATTGCAGATTTCATGAAAGTTCTTCGTATCATGCCTTCTGTTGATGTTATTGAGTTTGGAGTCGAAGATATTGTTCGTTCTGGACTGGTGAAAGAATACTTACTTGCGAAGATGGAACTTAATCTATGACCTTTACTCATCATAATTATCTCGGTGACATTGAATTAAACAAAAAAGAAACCAATGGCATCCGTCTCTATAACTTACCTAATGGAGACTGGGTGCCTTCTATTACGTCTGTAACTTCTTTCTATAACCGACAGATCTTTATTGACTGGCGTAAGAGAGTTGGTATTGAAGAAGCAAATCGTATCACTAAGAAGGCAACTGCAAGAGGAACTGACTTTCACGAGGTAGCACAAGACTATCTACTGAATAAAGAACTTGACTGGAACAATTATCTTCCAGCATCTAAGTTTATGTTTTATCATTTGAAGCCTGAATTAGATAAGATAAATAATATTCATGCTATCGAGAGAACTCTCTACTCTGAATACTTCGGACTTGCAGGACGAGTTGATTGTATCGCAGAGTATGAAGGAGAGTTAGCAGTCATTGACTTTAAAACATCTGAGAAAATCAAACCTGAAAAATGGATTGAGAATTACTTTGTTCAAGAGATGTTTTATGCGTCAGCATACTATGAGATGACTGGAATCCCTATCAAGAAACTCATCACTCTTATGGTTACTCCAGGTGGTGAAGTGAAAGTATTTGACAAAAGGAACAAAGGGGATTATATTAAGTTATTAGTTCAATATATTAAAGAATTTGTATCTCACAATCTTAGGACAGAGAATGGAGAATGAACTGGAAAAAGCACTAGAAAATAAATTCTTCTGCCCTTCTCGATTCGCACAAGAGATTGAGTCTCTTGTTCACAACGAAACGCAGATGAGTTATATTGATGCTGTTGTTCACTTCTGTGAAAAGAACAGCATCGATCTTGAGTCGGTTCCAAAATTAATCTCTAAACCATTGAAAGAAAAGATCAAGTATGAAGCAATGGAACTTAACTTTCTGAAGAGAAGTTCCCGTGCTAAATTGCCACTTTGATTTCATTTTAGGGTAAAAAATTTTCCCGGCAAAAAATCCTTATATTACTTTTTTGATGATGCCGTTTGATGCCTACAGACAATACCTCTCTCTGAAGAATCACTTCACCAAAGAGAAGTATGACTACCACAAGTATTGTGGGAAGAGTCGTGCTACCGTTCAGTCTTTCTACAAACGGAAAGATCGTTTCTGGTTTGAAAAACTATCACGAAATAAATCAGATCAAGAAGTCATTGAGTTTTTTGTATCTAACTTTATCACCTGCACTGATCCAAGTAAGCTTTGGATAGGAGAGATGATACGAGAAGGTGAAGATAGATACACTGCATGGAAAAAAAGAAACCAATCACTCTCTTATGTTTTTAAAGAAGAGAGTGAAAGGTTGTTTGAAAATCAAAAGGTAGATGAGGTTTTTGATTGCTCAAAAGGTCATCCACCTGTTCTAAAAAAGTTCCTGAACGGGACAATTAGTATAGAAACATTAGTGATATACGATAGAATATTCCTGTTCGGGAATACATTTGATAAGAAACTTTTAGATCCAGTGTGGGAAACCGTCAGTCTTAGAATGAAAAAATATTCTCCATTCCTAAATATTGAGGTATCCCGTTACAAACAAATTCTTAAACAGGTCGTCTTAGGGTAAATGAGTTTTTTCGATTCCGATGTTGTCCGTGCAGAGATGACAGAGATTAGTGAGTTGCAAGAAGACATTTATCGTAATGTCTTTAAATTTTCTTCAATGAATAAAGAAGAAAAAATGTTTCATGTGAGTATGTTGGAAAGACTTCTGGATAAACAGAAAGTTCTTTATACAAGATTGAGTTTGTCTGATGACCCTGAGGCAAAACAAATGAAAGAAAGAATCATTGAATCTGCAGTGATGATGGGTCTCCCGAAAGGGACTGACATGAGTGTAATATTCAACAACATGTCCAAAATGCTTGAGGTGATGAAGAATCAGATTGACAAAACTGGTTCTGACCTGTAGAATAACTGGGTACACACAAGCCAAATCCGTACAAATCCGAGGTAATCCGAATGTCGTTCGCAAATCTTAAGAAGCAATCTTCTCTTGGTTCACTGACTTCCAAACTGGTTAAGGAAGTTGAGAAGATGAATAATACTGGTGGCGGTGGAGATGACCGTCTCTGGAAACCCGAAATGGACAAGACTGGTAATGGTTATGCCGTCATCCGTTTCCTGCCCGCACCTGAAGGAGAAGAACTTCCTTGGGCAAAGATTTATTCTCATGCCTTCCAAGGTCCTGGTGGTTGGTATATCGAGAACTCCCTGACCACTTTGAATCAGAAAGATCCTGTGTCTGAGCACAACCGTGAGTTGTGGAACAGTGGTATCGATGCTGATAAGGACACCGTTCGTAAGCAGAAGCGTAAACTGTCCTACTATGCCAACATCTATGTTGTAAAGGATGCTGCTAATCCTCAGAACGAGGGTCGTGTCTTCCTCTACAAGTTTGGTAAGAAGATCTTTGACAAGATCATGGAAGCAATGCAACCTGAGTTTGAGGATGAGACTCCTATCAATCCCTTTGACTTCTGGCAGGGTGCTAACTTCAAACTGAAACTGAAGAAGGTTGCAGGTTACTGGAACTATGACTCTTCTGAGTTTGATCGTCCTGGTCCTCTGCTGGATGATGACGATGCACTGGAAGCACTGTGGAAGAAGGAGTATTCACTGACTGCTCTGACTGCACAAGATCAGTTCAAGACCTATGAGCAACTGGAGAATCGTCTGAAGATGGTTCTCGGTCAGAAGTCTTCATCACGTCCTCGTCTTGATGAAGAGGTTGAGGATGAGGACAATGATCGTGGTTCTTATGCTCCTGACTTCTCTTCCCGTTCGCAGAAGTCTGAACTTCCCGCAGAACTTAGCCAGCAACTCAACAATCTGAGTTCCTCTAAGTCTGATGAAGATGAGGATGATGCACTGTCCTACTTCCAGCGTCTTGCTGAAGAGTGAACCATAACCAGATCTGCCTCACACTTTTAGTGGTGGCAGCATATGTGAATCTACTATTCAAATAGTCTGATATTATCAGCAGTCTTCAAGGATCCAGTCTTATACTGACTGGATCCTTTTTTATATGTCATAAGAATTTCAAGATCATCTAATGCAATCTGTAGGTATCTTGGTTTCAGTAGGAAAATATTTCTTCTATCGTTTTGAAGTTTCTCCTCATATTGATAGTTTGTAATTTCAACGACTGGAGATGCAGTAACATATCCTTGCTGTCCATCATCAAAGTATGTGATACTATAAGTTGATGGAACTCTAAGACCAGCCTGCACGATTACAATGCCTTTAGAATTTTTAAGTTCTGTTGTTTCATAATGATGAGTTGCATTTATATTTGCATAAGTACCATACTTCTCTAAAAGAAAAGTATCAAATCCCTGTTGAGTCAGTGGCCATTCTGTCTGGATGTTTTGAACATTATTACAAACTAAAACTAACCAATCGAGGTTTGAATCTCCATAGAAATCATTTGCAACATTATCTGGTCTATCATTTCCTTTGATCTGATACTTAGTAAAGAATGCAAGGTCTTGGAAAATGTCTTCTCTAAGTTGTCCTCTTTTGAA